ATCCGTGGAATTATCTTCATAACGACTATGCCAAATAGCCGATAAAATATTTTTTATGCCCTTTAATTCCCATGCTATATCTTCCAAACCCTTACGTATTCCTGGTCTCATGATACCACTCCTGTCGATTAGATGCTAATGTAAAGATAAATAGTTTTTCAGTAATGGAAGAACAAGTACCACCTAGTCAACCACCAATTAATCCACCGATTACACCCGAACAATTAGAGGAAATGAAGGTTCAAGCGAGGAACCTAGCTATACAACAAACTTTAGCTCAAAAACGGGCTACTTTGCCACCCCAACCTCAAGTAATTTATGTAAGAAGGAATTTAACACTTGCAGAGATAATTGTTATTTTAGCTCTAGCTTGTGGTTTAGTTACCGGAGTGCAATTTACTTGGAATATTGTTAACGACTTTCTGCCAAAATTAGAGATAAGAGTTAAATAAGGGCTAGAATACTGGATCTATAATTGTTAAATAAGCATGCATATTTATAGGTCGTGGCAAATCGTAGAATTAGTCAGTTACAAGAACAAGCTGGACTGTTATTAGCAGATGGTGATTTATTAACAGTCGTACGTGTATCTGAACCTGACCCTGCATTAAAGAATAAGAAATTAACGATATCAGGAACAAGAGCGTATTTAAATATACATTATTTACCCAAGACAGGAGGAACTGTCAGTGGCAATGTCATAATCGAAGACAACTTAACCGCTTCGGGATTAACTACAACTTCTGGTTTAACAGTAAGTAATCAAGCAAATATTAGCGGGATAGTAGTAAAGCAGGATGTTACTGTCACTGGAACCGTTAGTGGTGCCAATATCACCGGTGGTTCTATATTAGGTACTACTATCCAAGCAGTAACTTTCACTGGAGGAATGGTTAATGCGGTAAGTGGTAAGTTTACTACTGTTGTTAGTGGAGCCACCGTCACTGGAGATACTGCTAACTTCACCAACGTTACGGCTCAGGACTTTACTGTAGAAGACGACTTTATAGTACAAGATGACGTAACCATAGGTGGAGATGCCACAGTCACAGGAACTATAGAAGGTAAGGGAACTATATCAGGTGCAATAATAACTGGCGGAACTAAAATACTATCACCGCTGATAACAGGTGCTACTGTCGTTGGTACTACTACGGTTTCAGGGGCTACAGTAACTGGTACGAATGCTTTATTTACTAATGCAACAGCTACTAATATTACCGGTACTACAGTAACTGGTACTTCCGCTTTATTTACTAATGCCACAGCTACCAACATTACAGGTACTACCGTTACAGGTACCTCTGCATTATTTGCAAACGTAACAGCTACTAATCTCACTGGAAATACAATTACAGGTGCTCATCTTTTCATTAGTAATGTAACTGCATCTAACATAACAGGAACCACAATCACTGGAAGCATTGTTAAATCTACGAATATAACAGGCGTCAATATTATTGGTACTACTTTAGTCAGTGGAGCCACAGTAACTGGTACAAGTGCTTTATTCACTAATGCCACAGCGACAAACATAACAGGTACCACGATTACTGGTACTACTGGTCTATTTACTAACGTAACTGCTCAAGATTTTACTGTAGAAGACGACTTTATAGTTCAAGATGATGTTACCGTCGGGGGAGATGCCACAGTCACAGGAACTATAGAGGGTAAGGGAACTATATCCGGAGTGACTGTCACAGGCACTAATGCTCTGTTCACAAACGCTACGGCTACTAATATCACAGGAACTACAGTTACTGGTACTAATGCTTTATTCACTAATGCGACGGCTACTAACATTACAGGAACCACAGTAACTGGTACCCATGCTCTGTTCACAAACGCAACTGCGACAAACATCACAGGAACCACAGTCACTGGAACCACTGCCAACTTTACTACGGTTAACGCAGAAGATCTTAATGTTAGTGACGACTTAAACATAACTGATGACCTAGCTGTTGGTGGTGATTTAACAGTTACAGGAAATAGTGTTTTAAAAGGAAACAGTACTTTTGGAGATCTTCAAACCAACATAGTCAACTTTGTAGCTAGATTAGATACTGACTTAGATCCATCTTCAGATAATACTAAGGACTTAGGAGATACTTCTTTAAGATATAAGGGAATACATGGCGTAACCGTCACTGCAACCACAGGAACTATTACCAATGTCACAGCTACAAATGTCACAGGTGTAAATATAATAGGAACCACTTTAGTCAGCGGTGCCACTATATCCGGAGATACAGGACAATTTACTAACGTAACTGCTCAAGATTTTACTGTAGCGGATGATTTCATAGTTCAAGATGACGTCACTGTTGGTGGAGATGCCACAGTTACAGGAACTATAGAAGGTAAGGGAACTATCTCTGGGGTAACCGTTACAGGGACTCACGGTAAATTTACTAATTTAACCGCTACCAATATCACCGGGACAACAGTTACAGGAACAAGTGCTTTATTCACCAATGCCACAGCTACAAATATTACCGGTACTACAGTCACTGGTACAAGTGCATTATTTACAAACGCAACTGCTACTAACATTACAGGAACCACAGTAACTGGCACAAGTGCTTTATTCACCAATGCCACAGCTACAAATATTACTGGTACTACAGTCACTGGTACTACAGCTAATTTCACTACAGTTAATGCAGTTGATTTAAACGTAACTGATGATGTAGTAATTACTGATGATTTAACCGTAACTGGAGTTATTGAAGGTAAAGATACAATATCAGGTGCTATTATCACCGGTGGAACAAAAATATTATCTCCCTTAATAACAGGTAGCACTGTCGTTGGTACTAATACAGTTTCGGGAGTAACTGTCACAGGAACTCATGGTAAATTTACCAATCTAACCGCTACTAACATCACAGGATCTACTGTTACTGGTGCCTCTGCATTATTTACAAACGCAACTGCTACTAATATCACAGGTACTACAGTCACAGGTACCCATGCTCTGTTCACAAATGCAACAGCTACCAACATTACAGGTACTACAATTACAGGTGGAACTATCAAAATGAGTGGGGATACTGTTGCTACTCAGACTTTTGCTGAGGATAGTTCAATTGTCTTTGCAATTGCTCTAGGTTAACCCCTCATAAAATAGAAGAAATATTGATTAGGTTTTATAGATAAATGGCTCGTTTTATCTCAGTCTGTAGAGCAGGTATTACAAATAATTCTAGCGTTGGTTCACAACAAGCAGTAATTACAGGAACAACAAATTCAAGCGGAATACCTGCAACTACTTATGGAGTCATTTTAAGTATCCTAGCTTCTAACAAGAACGCTAATTCGCAAAATGTGACTGTGACTTTATTTAAAGGAGGAGTTGGAGGTACAGCTACCTCACTTATCACGTCTGGTGTGGTACCAGCACAGTCCTCTTTAGAATTTATGTCAGGTAACAAACTGATAGTTGAACCTAATGATGTCATAAAAGCATATGCAAGCACTAACGCCGTTATTGATATCACAGTTTCATACATGTTAAATCCTCAAGATACCAGTATTTAATTATGGGATACATAGGAAATGTTACACAGAGCTTTAATGTAAGCTCAACTATGATCGAAGATCAGGCAATAATTCCTGACAAGATAGCAAACTCTGGCGACTTTGCATTTCCGGCTGACATAAGATTAAAAGATTCAGACGCCTCTAACTATGTAGGATTTCAAGCACCAGCTACAGTTTCTTCTAATTTAGTTTGGACATTACCTTCTGCAGATGCAGCAG